GCCCGTATGCGTAGGCAGCGCTAAAGGATAACTGATAGCCATTATGCAAATGCCCTTCCATATGATCCACCACGCCGCTTGGCGTCTACTACAGCAGCCTTAGCGCTGTCTGCTATCTGTGGCATTAACTGCTTAATCTCAGCACGTACAGTTTGTTGTACGCCTGTCGTGACGTTGATGGTTTGGTTGACTACTACGCCGCCACCGCCGAGCTTGTTGTTTGGCACGATTGAACCTGAGCGTGATGGTACAAACATCTCTGGGCCGCGCTCGCCAACAACATAAGACTGATTAGCTTGAACCGGCCCGCCAATGGCTTTACCACCGCCGCCGCCGGTTCCAGCAAGCTTAGGTGCGAATGCTTGCTGCAAGCCCCCCGTAATAAAGCCCGTAATCTGCTTAACTACGAATATACGGTAAAGCTCAGAGATAATATCCCGCGCCATTGTTTTAAATGCATCCTTGGCTGTCATAGTGCCTTGAACCATAGACATCATGGCATCGCCAAATGATTGACCAACCATCTCAGATGCGTCCTTAATCCGCATAAGCTCTGGACTTAGTTCAGTTTTGATGATCTTGGCGGTTTTCTTTATGCTTTCACTGCCTTTATCCCCGCCCGTTATCTTCGCATAAGCCTCTTGCATTTCCTTTATGGCTTTTGCCCTTTCGGTTTCTGCAACCGTTACAGAAGCTTCAATCATAAATCCTGCGCGAGCGGCCTCTACTTCAGACTGCCTCGCCGCAAGCCTATCTGCGTATAGCTTATTATTTGCCGCTATAGCTTCAGAAAGCCCCTTTTCACTACCCAATATATCAACATAATCGTTGGCTGTAGTGTCTATAGTGCCAAGCCTATTTTGGAAAAGTTGGTTCGCGGCTTGAACCGCTTGAGCCAAGCCTTGCTCGCTGCCCAGTATGTCAACGTAAGCTCCAGCGCTTTCCCTTAGTTCAGAATGTATTTTAATATACGACATCTGCGCCTGTAACAGCGTGTTTAGTCTTTCTTGCTCACTCTCAGAGATTTCACCATCAGCAAGGGCTAAGTCCTTATATATATTCCTAGTCTTGATTAATGCGGCAACCCGCTCCTGCAAGCTCCTTGCTGTTTGAGCATCTTGGACTGTATCAGCTAAAAGGGCCGCTTGATCTGTGGTAATGCCAAATTCTTTGGCTAATTGAACAACTGGCTCCATGACATGTTCATTTAGAGCTTCGTTTACAGCCATAAGTTGCGTTGGCAATGTGCGCGTAATGTCAAAAAACGGGCTTTTTTCGCCAAGCAACTGAAGGCTCTCACGCTTCTCATTAAGCTCAGCAAACGCTGCTGCTGCTCCATATATTGCGCTTTTTGATCTATCCCCAAAGTCACCAAATGACTTAGTTGCAAGCTCAACCGCCGTTCCTACATCCCTAAACGCAGCCAGCCTATTTATTTCGTTCTGCACCTCAAAAAGCTCTTTAGCTTGTGAGGCCATCATTCCATATTGCTTTGTAAGCTCCCCTGAACTTATATTAGCTAATTCTGATGATTGCCTAAAGGCATCTATGCTGTTTTTAGCTAGATCGATTTTTTTCCCGACATTATCAACACTAGCACCAGCCTTATCAGCAGCCATCTTGAATGCAGAGAAAACAGATATAGCCGCGCCAAGTACAGCCCCGAATGGGCCAAATATCTGAAAGAATTGCCCAGCCTGTTGGCCAAAGGCTTGTGTCGCACTGGTTCCATTAGCGACCTGAACAGCATAGTCACCAATTTGATAACCCGCTTGCTGGACGCCGCCCATAGCGAACTTGCGTAAACTTTTTTGAGCGCCAGTAACAGAGCCACCAAACTGGTTCATCTGTATTGAACTTTGCTTTATTTGACGATCAAAGTTTCTAACGCGACCCTGAACTTGCTGAATGGGCCGACTAGCGCGATCAACCGCAAGAAGTTCAAACTTTAGCTGTTCTGCGCTTGCCATCTTCTTCCCGCCTTTCGTCCACGATCTTAAAGTATGCGACCCATTCATTATACTCCGTTAGCGTAATTTTCTCAATCTCGCTAATGGTGCGGCCTAATCTATCTGCTAACGCGATTAAATTAAACCTGAATGGGTCTTTCTTTAGTTTCCCTCAGCTTCCTCAACAGAGCCAGCAGACATCATAGGTGCGCTTAATTTGTAGATCACCTCATGGGGAATGCGCTTCAGTTTAGGCTTATGCTCAATCGTATAAGCCTTTTCGCCATCCTCCTTTAGAGCCTTCAAGATAATCAGATCAATTAAGGCGTCTATGTTGGCAGATGGGAAGTCTGAGTGCTTCCGCTGAATAGATGACATCTCTCCAGAAGTCATAGGGGTATAGTAAACACGCAGAGGCTTGGCCCCTGCGCGTAAAGTTACTTCTATATGCCTTGTCTCGATATTCGACAAATAATCGTCTAAGGCGTCTATAGGGTTAGACATGGGTTACACCGTTGTAGCTGTTAATGCCCCACTACCTTGCACAGTTATTGACGCTTCCACAAGACCATCAAATGATGATGAGCGTGTAACGCCGGTAACAATGGCTGTGCCAGTATAATATGTATCCCCAGAAGCATCTCCCTCTGGATAAACATTAAGCGTAACAGAAGCACCGATTGTCAAAGCGCCTTGACCCGTTGTATCGGTTTCATCCCAGAAAACATCAACTGATCCAGTGAATGTCGTCAAAGATGATTTATATGTGCGAGCAGTGTCGCCCATAGTTGTATCTTCTAAGGTATCTGCACTTTCCTCTAAGCTGAAAGAACGGATTTCTGCGATCGCATCAGAACCGACCTTTACGGTTCCTTCGCTGCCTGTATGTGTAGCCATTGGAGCCTCCTTATCTGGCCGTTTCTACGTCATCGATAGCTGTATCATACCTTACATCAAATGTCAGCTTTGCGGAACCTACTGGTTGCTCCGCTTCGCCTGAAAAGTTGATGTCTGTACCGGATAACACAGCCGACTTTGCAAGACCATTGACTGTAAAGTCATTGGCTATTGCCTCTTCGATCTGGACAGCAATAGCATCCACATCATTATCAAAATTAGTTGTTGCGCGTACATATGCGTCCACCTCAATGGAAACAACACGCGCAGATGTCTTTACGCCAATGGTTTGCAATGCAGATGCCTCTGATCCTGCATAAACCGTAATGGCGGGCAAATCAGCGTCAGTCAGAGAATAAACCCTAGTGCCATATACGCGGTTACTGACCAGCGTGACATTAGTAGTAAGCACAGAAACAATGCGCTCTCTTATTTGCTGCCTAACGTGAGCCACTATGATTTCTCCAACTGAATAACAGTTACGCCAGTGCCATCATGTATCCACGCCCGCACATAATATGTCACCGCATTGATAACCATAGCTTGATTGTATGCTATGCTGGAGATGTCTGTTGTTCTGCATGTCAGACGCGGCTGCTCTTCGTGAACAGAAACATAACCACCCGTATCAACAGGGATCGTCTCATTGTCAAAGATGCCGTTGATCGTGCCGCCATCATAAGTGACCGCAGTGGCAAATTCATCAACGTCGAATATGTTTGCTAGGTCATCAGCTAGTGGCAGCGCCATCTTCTTCAGCCTTTTCTTCTTTTACATATGGCTTCGCATATCCGCGATCAATTAGCTTCTGAGCGATACGGTCATCAACGATATGGCTTGCACCAGCCTTACCATTCTTACCGCTCCAAGATGCGTCTTTAATCAGCGTAATCTTCATTTCTTAGCCCTTGTGGTCTTAGGCTTCGCAGCCCGATCAGTAGGAGCCTTCACGGGCTTAGGCTCAGGAGCATTATCAATGCGCCCATATCCCTTTAACGCAGTCGCTTCATCTGCGCCTAGCTCAACTATATCGCCCGCTTTTCTAGCTTGACCAGCAGCGACACAGGATTTCAGGATAATATATTTCATCTTTTGCCCCTTATTGGAAAGGAGGGCCAAGTGGCCCTCCCAAGTTAGCACTCTTATGCACCGTCATTGTTGAATGCAAAGCTTACTGCGTGACGTACAGCTACGTCTACAGTTTGCAGTGCAACAATCCGTACTGTGCCTGAGCTAGACGCAGTATATGGATCTACAACAATGTCCAAACCGCCATACATGCCGATCAGCAAGTCAGCAAAGTTGCCGAAATACAGATCACCAGCAGTGACTTGGTTTGATA